ATGATGATACGGGCATCCCAAGACTGGTGAAGGCAGCGCGGAGTGGAACTAAAGTACCGGAAATGTCTTGGATTGCCACCCCCGCAGAACGCAGGACAGAAATCATGCCTTTCGTGGCAGGGTCAAAATCTGCCTTGTCAAATGCCGCGATGAGCAGGCGCTCTAGCTCTTTTGTCATTCCAGCCTGCAATTCGGATTCCGTTCGGCCGTAATCTGTTCCGTTCGCTAAAGTCGTTCCGTCGATTACTGATCTAACACGACTTTGGGCTGATCCTTTCGGGTCTGCATCAAAACCAAATTGGATTGTGCTGTTAAGCGTTCCACCAAGTTGTTTAATTGTTTCTTGTAAATTATTTAGTGGCACCGTTAGGAAATCACGAATCTGAGAATTTCCTTGCGTGGTAGGAAATAGGGATGTGTCACCAGCATAATTAGAGGTGTTTCCCGCAAGAGAAAATTTTGCATCGCCTTCTACTTTTGCGCCACCGCCACCGCCAAATAATCCTCCAATAGTCGATCCAATCATTCCGCCTATTGGCCCACCAAAATAAGCGCCAACTGCAGAAAGCCCTGCTTGTGCTATATTTCCTTGCGCCAATGATGCGATGGCTGGAAAATAAGGCAATGCGGACTGCAAGCCGCTCCCGAAAGAGGTCAACCCAAGCCCGGCTGTCCCGCCAGGGGCAACAGGGCCCACGAATGAGGCGGTGTTCGCCAGGCCCAGCGACTGACCGATACTGCTGCCCGCGAACGAGCTGAACCCAGAATAAAAGCTGGCGTTGCCATTAGATAATGATGATAGCAATGATAATGTTCCAACACCTGACTGGTTGCTACCATAGAATCCACCAGAAGATAAAGCGCCTTGGATTCCACCCATCACTGGATTAACAATCGCTTGTACGACAATTTTAAGCGCGGCAGTTTTTAAGGTATTTTTAAGGCTATCGACAAAATTCTTTCCGCCGTCCTTGCCGCCTTCAAATCCACGCATCAAGGCATCGGTCAAGCTGCTTTCAATGTCATCTGTAAATCGCTTCCATTCTTCCGTGTTTCGCTTGATATTTTCGGCGATGGTTTGCCGTGTAGCGCCTTCTAGTTTGGCTGACTTCAATTCGTTTAGTGCATCAACCTGCGCTTTAATTTCCAGCACTTGCGCGCTGCGTCCATCATTTTCGGAAAAAATAGATAACAGTGTTTGCTTGGCAGCGATCTGCTCATCGATGCGGGCGATTTCGAGCGCGCCAAGCTGCTCGGTGGTCAGTCCAATCGTGTCATTATGGTCGTTCTGCGCAATGACTTGATCTCTGATGCTGGCGGTTTCTTTTTCAGCCGCAGCCAGGTTATCTTCGGCGCGTTTGTTTATCGCTTTACGCAATTCGAGTTCACGTTCATCCGCAGCGATTTTTTCTAGCGCTGGTTTTAACTGCGCAACTTGTGCGGCGGTCAGTTTGAGCTTGGCCTGGATAGCCAATTCGTCAGCCTTGGTCAGCTTGCCTTGCTTGGCCTCCTGAGCATCGAGTTGCGCCTGATATTCAGCAATCGATTGGGTTAATTGCTTGTAGGTGTCGGCGACTTTTTTTGCAGATTCTTGCTGCTGTCCGAGGAGGATTTTGGCTTTGCTGGCAGCGTCGGCAGCGGAGGGTGTTGCAGCTGATGGCACAGTTCCTGGCTTTGCTTGTGCCGTGCTGTAAGTCGAGGCCATGATCGAAGCAGTGAATTTATCCTGCTCAGCACGACGGGTGGCAGCATCTGCCATCATCGCCTCATGAATGGCGCCAGCGCCTGAAAAATTCCCTTTTCCCAATGCGGCAATTTGCGCGGCGATGCCGCCAATTTCTGTTCCGATGGCCTTGAAAACAAAGCCTACTTCGCTACCAAAAACTAGAATTGTTTTTAATGATTCACCAAGAAAATGAAATGATTCTGCAGTTTCTCCCGCCTTGTTTTTTGAATTTGCAAGCTGGTCTGCCAGCGGCCCCAGTACGGCGAGAACATCTTGCGCAAAAGATAAACCAAGCGCAGATGATGATATTTTTAACTCTGCCAGTTTGGCATTAAACTGATCTGCCAGCGGCGCTAGTTCTGCCATCTTTTTGCCATAGGCTTCGGCTTTGTCTTTGGCCTCTTGCAGCCCATTTCCGCCCAGGTTGAGCATGGGGATCAAGTCTGACCAAGCTTTGCCAAAGAGTTTTACAGATAGCGCAGTTTTTTCTAACCCATCTGGCATTTTTGCGAAAATGTCGGCTAGCTTCACCATCATCTCGTCAGTGGTTTTGGCTTGTATCCCGGCGTCTTTCATGTTTTTGCTGTGTTCCGTCATGTAGACGGCCAGCCCCTTGATGCCTTTGGCGACCGTTTCAAGGCTCGCCCCGCTCTGCTCTGCGGCGAGCTTGTAGCCTGCCAACTCCTTGATGCCGACGCCAACGCGCTGGGACAAATCGTTCAGCTCATCGGCTGCGTCGATCATCCCCTTCGTCCAGGCGACGAAGGCGCCTGCAGAGAGCGTTACGCCAAGCGTTGCGGCGACGGATGTTACGCTGCCCAGCCCGGTCTTGATCGAATTAAACGCGGCCTTCGTGTCATCGACGGCGGTGATGATAAATTTTGCTTTGGTGTCAGCCATGATTTCAGTGCGCCTTATTCAATTCGGTACGAGCCACGGCTTCCATGATGCGCAGGTTAGCGAAGAGTTCTGCACGGTCTGCGCGGGGCACGTTCAGGCGCGCTTCGACGATGGGAAGCGTGTTGTAGTCCAGCCCTGTCCAGATCATTCCGTTCATGCTTGCGCTCACTCTCCATTGCGTGCCCATGGAACAAAACACCGTGACGGTTTGCCAATTTTCCGGCCAGACTGCCACGCCCTCTTCGACTTCTTCACCTTCCCAAACCAGCCCCATCGCGGCCAGGGCTTGTGCATCGGGTGCGACGCTGACCGGCCCGTTAACCCAGGCGCGAGCAGCGTCTTCTAGTTTTTTCTAGCGGCCTCCGACAGCGCATTGAGGTAGCCTTTGAACATGGCCATGCCTGCGCCACTATAGTTATTAAGCATTTTTTCGAGTGCGCTCACAGTATATGGTGTATCGACGTCAATCCATCCGTCGATGATCTCCGTCAACGAATCTGTATCGCTGCGCGCGGCGGCGGCCTCGATCCAGGAAGAAACATCTTCCTTTCCTTTGCGAATGAATTTGAGCTTAAGCGGAATGGGTTCGTCTCCGTTAGGGATCAATACAGTGGCGGTAAATATCGGGTCGGGGATCAGTTTGAACATGGTTATCCTTAGAGTGCGATGATTTTTAGTTCGTCATTGCCGGAAATTGGCAAGGCGCGGAAGTCGTAGCCAATCATGCGGCGGCCATTATTTTCTTCAAGCGTTGGATTGACCAGCTGTACGGAAGGCATAAAAATCATCATCTTCAGCCCTGCCGTCGTGCCATGCACGAGGCCGATAGACTGAAGCGTATTTGATTTCACATTTGTCATAAAAATTACTTCGTTTTCTGGCGTTAAATCAACCATCAATTTTCCAGTGGTTTCCCGCTGGCTGATTTCAACCGTTTGGCCTGGCTGCGTTGCTGTACCTAATAAGTCAATAAAATTAACTGTATTCCCAAGGTCTAGCGTGAGTCCGCCGGATACGTATTCCGTGCCACCTGATAGCGCTCCAGTAGCATACGTGCAGCCCAGCGTTAGAGCTCCGGTATTAGGGTCGGTTGCAACGAGCGGGGTCTTGTAGCTAGTAAGGGTTGTAGCTGGATTATCTGATGCACTCAGCCCGCCATCTAAACCAGTAAAACTAAAACTGAATACTGGACGATTGCCTATGCCTAGATCAATTTTCATTGTGCCTTTTGCATAAAGCAATTTGTGCAAGCTGCCATCATCGTAATAGTAGATCGTGGCAGATGCTTGAGCGCTTGGCGCGGCGATGTTGTGTTCGACCCGCGAAGGGGTAGTCAGCAAAGTTCCAGTGGAGAATCCGCAGCACTGTAGGACTTCGTCCCATGGAGCTACTGTACCCGCCGTGCCGCCATTTTGAAATTCAACGTCAAAATCGATGGTCTTGTAGGCGCTTCCTACTAACTGCTCAGACCCGCCGAAGTGGCTTCGGATGAGGTCGCGCGAGACATTTTGCGCATTCAGCGGGTTGGCTTTTAGGTTGGATACCAACACCGCATTGGATGCGCCAGTCGGTACGGCATCTGTGCCAGACGTGGTTTCTTTTTTGAGCAGGACAACGGAATTTCTCGCGTAACGGGACATGGCTTACTCCTTGGTGTCGGGGGCGTGATCGGGTTTTGGTTTGGATACGGGGGCGGGTTTGTCTTTCTTTTCAGCGGAGAGCACATCTGCGGAAACCTCTACCCACTGATGCGTTTCTGCGTCGTATCGCCTGCCGTGTTGCGGGTTTGCTTTTGTCATATCAATCTCCAATCAAGTAATGATGCCGGGCGCGTTGGCGTCGACGTCGTAGTCCGCAGAAAAACGCAATGGCCAGATTCCTACCGGGGTTTCCATCGAACCATCCGTGCGGAAATCGTCGACGCCTTCGTAACGCACGCCGCCCAGGGCCAGCCCGCCAAGGGTTTGTTCTGCGGCGATGGCGGTTTCGACTTCCAGGGCAATCTGATCCAGCGTGTCATCGAGCCCGGCGTGTTGCTTGGCGACGGCCTCGACGGTGAATTGCACGCGGCGCATCTGCCGCCCGCCCATGTGCTCGCCCAGCTTTTCTTCGCTGTCTGCATAAATGCGCAGGCCGGGCAGCGTGGCGTCATCGAACATATAAAACCGGCTGGCAAACACCCTTATCCCAGTGGTGGCCAGCCCTGTGAGGCGAGCTACCAGGGCGTTGCGGATCTGGGCGCGGGCGTGGGACATGTCAGGCTTTTCTCAGCCGGAGAAGCGTCAGACCGTCATGGTCTGGCTGAATCTCTACGATCGTGTATTCGCCGCCGGCCACGCTGACCGGTGCCCCTATGGCCAGCGCGGGAGATTGCGTCGGGTCAATTTCCAGTACAGGCGAATAGCCGGAAACTTCGCCGAACGCGGTGGCGTAATCGGCGGTGAAGAGGCCCATCACGGGCTCACCGCTGATCGTCGCGGGTTCTGCGAAGTCGGATAAAAAAATCGAGAGGTCGGGCGTGAAGTCCATAGCGCGAGTTTGCCGGGGTTGAAGGGGTGGTTCTAGGCAAGAAATGTCCGCGATAAGCCAACCATCACGGTGCTGGCGGGGTTTCCGGCGTGGTGACTGGGGTTGTAACTAAAGGCGCTGGCGATGTTTTCCGGGCGGGCTTCTGCATGGCTTCCGCAGCGCTAACCATTTCACGGCTGGCGGTGTTGCGGCCTTGCTTGTCTGGGTCATCGGTTTTGTTGATGTAGAGCGCGCGACCAGCGGTTACCAGGGCGCGGGCGGGGTCTTTTGGTACTTCGGGCATGTCTCCGGCGGATTGATGGATGCCACCACGGTCGTCGCCGTGATTGACTACGCATGGTTCGATGATGAGGATTTTGGGCATTTTGCTTCCTTTCAGAAAAAGAAGCCCCTCCCCTGGAGGAGGGGCGGGTTATCAGCTGGTGAGCACGTCTTTCATGGCGGCAAAGCTGGCGACGCGGCGAACTGCGACGTCGACGTCTTGCAATGCGATGACGCGCTTGGTGCCGGAGGTGGCGCCGGTGTAGGGGTCGAGCATGATGTCGAGTCCGCCCCACATGCCGATCATCAGGTCTGCCCAGTTGCCGTAAGCAATGGCGGAGCAGATGCCCGATGCGGTGCCCTTGGTGAGATTGCTGGGCACGGCGTTGGTGACGACGGCATCGTAGCCAAGCACGTCGCCAACGCCGCGTTCGCTGCCGCTGGTCCATACGGCCTTGCCGTTGGTGCTGGCGAACTCTTGCGTTTTGCGCAGTTTGCCGCGGACTTTGGCGTTGGTGAGGTAGGCCATGGTGCCCACGTCGGCGTTGGCGATGGCGACGGCGGATTCGAGGTCGACCATCAGTTCATAGGTTGGCGCTGCGCCGTTGGTGCCACCAGCGACGGAGCCGATGCCGGAGGTGTTCAACAGGCCGAGCGGCTCATTGGATGCGCCTGCGCCGTTGATGGCGGCGAGCTGGATGGCTTGGCCAAGGATGGCGGCAAGGTCGGCGCGGACGAAGGCTTCGACGTCGAGCGAGGATTGCAGCAAGAGGCGGCGGCTGTAGTCGGTAAATGCGCCGACGGTTTTTGGTGTCAATGCGACCTGGCCGAAGGTTTGCTGGGATTCGGTGGGTGCGCCGTTTTCCGCTACCCAGTAGCTGGTGGCCGAGCCGGTAGCCGACGGGATGGCGACGTTGCCATTGAGGTCGCGCAGCCAGGTGATGCCGAGGCGATCCAGCACCATCGCATTGCGCAAGAGATCAATAAAGCTGGAGCCGAGCAGTTCGGTGGCGACGGTGTTGCCGCCTGCGGTTGGGGTGTCGGCCAGCAAATCTCGGTAGGCAACTTCGTGGCCACGCGAGGAGGCGCGGGCGATCAGGTTGCGGGCGACGGCAGAGGCCATGGCGCCATCAACGCTCATGCCACGGGCGAG